CTACATCAGGCGACATACCTTCACGCTTACCTCGGCTGTCTACATATGCAGCAAGGTTATTAAGGCTGCGAGAGTTGGCGCGAGCAGCAAAGGTTGTAACCTCACCAAAGGCTCTGAACTTATTTAGACGGTTTAACTCAGATGTACCTTGATCTGCCGTTAAGCCGTTTGGCCCAATACTACCTCTAATCTTAGCAACTAAAGAATTAAACTCTTCATCACGAAGCGCATTAGACTCAGCAGCAGTTGCAGCTTCTGTTACAGATTGAGCAACCTCAAAGCGTAATGCTTCTCTATCTCGTTGCTGTCTAATCTGATTAATGTTTGCTGATAAAACTTCTCTAGCAAACCCAGTGTCTTCGTTAGGATCAAAAAAGTCAGTGTTGTAAATTTCAGAAATAAATGTGCGCTGTTTTAATGACAGCTTGCTCATGTCTTCTGGATTATTGCTTACCAACGCAATCCGAAACTCTTCTACATTACCTTCAGCAGCCGCTTGAATTAAGTAAGGACGAAGAAGGTTCTGGCGAGCATCTCTTAGATCACCTTCTCTTTCTGATCTGCTATAGCTTTCATCAGATAAGAAGCGTTGATTTAACTTAGTCTGAACACTCGTATACAGATCATTTGTTAAGTTAAGGCCAGCTTGTATCGAGTAAGTCTCATCTGAGGCAAAAGCATCAGACGCATTAAGACTAGATGTAGTAAGCAGGGTATCAATAGTATCAGGTAAAGTAAGCTCTAGCTCTCTTGCTCTTAGCTTTGCTAAATTTGACGCTTGCTGAATTTGATCCTGCTCAACAGCATTGTAATCACTAGATACAACCGAGCTATGTCTAAGAACCGCTTCTATGTTTGCTGGCTCAACATAAGCCAAAAGACTTTTAACTTTTTCTTGCAAACCTTTTGGCAATCCTGACATCTGATTACCGCGAGTTCGTATAGCAAGATCAATCGCATTGCGCTCTGATTTGTTTGCAGTTCCAGAAAGAAGATACTCAACAGCGCCCAGCGCAATAGATTGCTTGAGTTGCCGTGAGGCAGTCTGATCAGCGCCAACTTTTAAGAGCGCAGAAGATACACCGTTCTGAGCATTGGCAAACTCTCTATCGTGTATTGCTTGAGCTTCACTAACCTCTTCGTTTTCACGAGCAATAAAGCCACCAGCACGAGCAACACTATAAGCATCATCTTGGCTTGTGCTAATGCCAGTAAGAATAGAACTAGCGGCATTCTGCCTAGATCTTGAGGCAACACGCTCTTGGATGTTTAGCTTTGTAAGAGCTAAGAACTTAGCGCCTGTTGTCTCTACAAATGTTTTGTACTTACCTTCAGCACCATTAGCCATCTGGCCAATGTAGTTGCTCATTACTTCATCATATGACTCAGGGTCATACTGGTATTTCAGAGCAATCTCTTGAGCCTTAACTCTAAGTTCAGTGCCAATCGAGTCTTCGTATCTCTTATCAATAACGCTTTGATAAGCAGCAGATGCTATGCGACCAAATCCTTTAGGGGCTTTGAATGCTTCTGGCTTTCCTGTCTCTGGATTGATTGTTCTTAGCTTCTTTTCCTCAACAGCCTCGGCAATTTCTATGCCCTTCTTCTGAGCATCTTCAGCAGCTTCACGAAAAGCAATCTGTTGAAACGTAGCGGCAACGTTACTTACTGCACGTCCAATGTCTGCGCTTCCCGCATCTGCTCTAACAACACCGACTGGCTGATTAAAGACTCTGGTTCTTTCTCTAATTACAGCCATTTACTTGCTCCCTCCACCACCGCGTGGCGCGATTGATGCTCTTGTAGTTTGATATTGGTAAATGCCTTGGCCGATAGTACCAGCTGCATTAAACAGAGAAGCAGTGTAAGCATTCCTACCACGGCGTCTCTCAGCCATAGCAGCCATCTCTGACTTCATGCTCTCTATGCTTTGCTGTCTTGCAATGCGGCCAAGATCCTGACCCACAAGCTCCTCTTGCTTCTCAAAGAATGCTTGAACACTTCTATCAGCACCAACGTCACGACCAGCCGCAGAGAATGCAGCTACATTTGCAGATGTTGCTAAGTCATATTCTTCTTTGCGAGCGCGAGCTTGTTGCATTGCTTGCACTTCATTTAACTGCTTATCAGTTTTAATGTTAAAGGCGTTTAGCTGAGATGCTTGTTGCTGCGCTCGACCAGCCGCTATCTGACCAACTGCACCTATACCCGCTGCAATTAATTGAATCATCAGACTATTAACTCCGCTACTAGACCGTTTATCTGCAATGATAACGGATCGTTTTGTTCAATGGTTATCTGTGGATCACGACTGTAACCTAAGAGACGGAACTCTTTTTTTCCAGTAAACCCAGTTTCAGTCACAAGTTTATGCCCGTTGACTGTCAGCGAGCGTGCGCTCTTAAGATCGAGTACAATGTTAGTCATACCGCGAATAGATCCAGTCGCAGGGCCGTTGCCCATAGAAGCATCAATCGGATTGGTAACTATCTTTGCAGTAAACTTTACACCTACATACGCATGAGTAAACCCAAGACCAGCGTAAGCTGTAAGATCAACGTCATCACCAGCATTTACAGTAAAGCTGCCAAGATGGGATAGATTGGTACCATCAGTAACAATTACATCTACCGTGTCACCACTTGAGTACAATGCGCTTACATCAACAAGATTGCTTGAGATAGCACCATAAAGATAAAGATCTAAGCCTACATCACCAGTGAACTCACACAGTTGCAGCTTGCCATCTGAGTCATAGACATTTGCAAACAACCTATCCTCAATAGCCACTACAGATCCAAAGTCACCATTTGTAGTTACTCTAGTCCAAGACGCTCGCTTCTCTGCTCTGTTAGATGAAAACAGAACCAAGTCGCCATTGCCAGATGTAATAGCTGCATAGGAATCAGGAAGACCAAAGCCGCTGTGAACAACAGCCATATACTTAGGACTGCTAATAAGATGAGAGGCAATCGTAGAAACAGCAGTAGAGGTATAAGCTTCTTCAGTATCAGTAAACAAATACTCCCGAACAATCTTACCGTTACGCTGCACAAAGATCGTAGCACCATCAACAGGCATAGGCTCAATATGCTCAGAGCCGTATGGTGTCTGCTTTCTAATCTGTACGTTTGTTGGCGTAATAGCTTGATTCAAGTAAGTAGGAACATATAGTTCGCTAGATGCTGTGAAGATTTGCAAGTCACGGTTGGAAACTAAGTATCGGATTTCGTTTACATCACCCGTTGCAGCAACCAAAGAGATAGCATCATCATCAGCCGCATCACCCACATCGAAGTTAAAGAAGCTGCCAATCTTGCTGAACCAAACATTATCTGGCTCTGCAATAGTACCAGCAAATACTAGCCTGTTCTGATGAAACTCTACAGCCGCAGGGTATCCCCGCTTTGCTGAGAGGGCTTGCTCATCCCATTGTAAACTAGGAGCGTGTGTAGTTATTGTTACCTGACCACCGCCATCTTCTGCACTAGAAGCTGCACCACCAGCAGTAAAGGTAAATGTATTTTCATCTATAATACCACTAACAGTTCTAGCGCCGTTTAGATTGCCAGTATTAATACCGCCAGTAGCGCTAGCTCCACTAATAGTAATAGCTTCAGAACCTGAGAAACCGTGAGCAATTTGAGTTACCTCCACAGTAGTGCTGCCATCAATCGTTCTAAACGGATTTAAAACAGCCAGTCGAATAGATAGTTCATCTACTACATTACCTGTAGCCTGAGTTGCAGACTGAACGCTGGTAATAACAATCTCATTCTTACCATAGCGCACAGTTACACCAACATGCAAGGAATCAAGATAGTCACTACCAGTCTGAGTGCCAGTTGTATCCCAGTAGTCAGTGCTTGTTGTTAGAGTAATCCCAGTTCCCGTTGTGGCTGATGGATCTAGCGTTGTGCCGTGAGCTTGAAACTTAGAGTAAGGTTGGAATGTAACGCTGTTATCTGCGCGTTGGTCAAAGCTATAGGTGCTAATCTCAAAGCTGGTTAGCCCAGTTCTGGTTAGCATTCTTGGCGCAAACAACGGATGACAGATAAACTTTACATCGCCGTACTGTGCCGTTGTGTATTCTTGCAGATACTCTTGATCGAAGGGCAATGCTGCGGCGCTTGTATCCTGAGTAAGCGTAGAAACCAAAGTAACAGTACCATCTTCAATCCTAAAGCAGCGTACCTTCTGATGCTCTACAGAAATAACGTATTCTTCATTCTCATCAAAAATAAACGGAAACAGATGTGACTGCTCTGGGTAAGTCGCATTGTAGGTAATGCCATAGTCATAGATGTGCTTTAGCCCAGTGCGCTTCTTAACTGCGCCTTCAGCCATAACAACCATGTTCTCTACACGCTGCGCTGATGCTGTATATACGGCAGTATCTACCCTAGATAAAAGGGAATCACTTACTTCACCAAACTGAAAGCTATTGATTGGGACGCGGATCTTTTGCATTAACTGCGCCTTTCAGCAATAAACCTCGATGTGTTCAGCTTGCGTGTGGTCTGCTGCTGTGAGTGCAGCCTACGAGCTTGTATCATTTGGAAGTTAGCTTTTTGCTCCATCAATGAAGCAAGCTGCGAATCTCTAGCCACAGATACCGCAAGCACCCCAGCCATCATATACTCAACAGCAGTCACAAAGTATGGAGGCCATCCAGACTCATCGGCGCGGAATACATAGTCGGCAATTACAGTGTCAGTTGCTACAGCATTGCAGAATATCTTGCTGCCGTAGAGATCATATTTGATAGGATACTCATTTACCGTAATGGCAGAGAGCATAATAAATTCTGATGGAAGTTGGTAAGCTGCTTCCCATCGTCCAGTAGGCGCTTCTACTAAACGGTTAAGAATTGCCTGATCTGTTGCAAAGCGCCACCGAGAGTTAGTCAATGCGGCACGAGCCATATCTTCATACATTGCAGAGCTTACTGTTGCTTCTGCTGTACCGTCTTCAAAAGACTGAATCGCGTCACCACCAATCAAGAGAGATGCGCGAGAACATATTTTAATCGGTGTGTTTGCTATATCTGGCATAGTAGTATGGGGGCCGAAGCCCCCATCCCTTCTTAGTCGCCGTCTGTTTCAACGACAGCAGTGCCGTCTGAAACATCGACTACAGTGCCAGTATTCGACAGAACATTGACAAAATTGGTTGTTGGTACATTTGTATCACAAACAATAATCAGGTCACGAACTGCAAGCATGTTAGCTGCATTGTTAAAATAACCTTCTGTATTTACAGTTGCGATTGGATCTACGGTTGTGTACATCCACAAACTTCCGTTTGAGTCACCACCAATTCTAGCTAGTCCACTTGCTGCATAAGCCATTAATAAGCCTCCTAGTTATTATCTAAGACTTCATAGATACCATCGTCATCAATAACGACAGCGCCCATGGACATCATAGATGTTGCAAGGTGTGAGACTTTCTCAGCTACGTAGTTTACTTCAGTTTGAACATCAGCATTAATGCCAAGTCCAATTGAAGAAGTGTGGTAAGCAAAGTTTTTACCACCAGCTACAGCAGATGTTGAGAAGATCTTGAAGCCCAAGAACTCTTTCATTGTCATTCCACCTGCGAATGGCAAATTTTGTGGGCCAACAAAGTCAGAGCTTGCAAACTCATTGATCGCAAACAAGTCAGCAAAACCAGTAGGTGACATTGCCAAGTAGCGCTGTCCGTCTTCTGGAATGTCTGCTGCACCAAATGTTGAGAACAATGTCAACAAGTCAGCTTTCTCAAGAGCAGAACCAGTGTCATGAATTTGAGTGCTGTTAGCGCCCGCGTCCATTGCAGCGATTAAAATCTCATCAGTCTTACGACCCAAAGCAGCCGCAGCAGATTGCGCAACAGCTTGACGCTCGTTGATGTTAATCTTCAACTCGTCCAGCTTGTCAATGTACTCTGGTGCATAAAAGTCGGCCATAGTGGCTTCGACGTTTGTGTGCGCCAGTTCCATTGGAGTTACGTTACCATTACGTGATTTGGTGTTTGCAGTGCCTTTTCCAATTACTTGGAACCGAGCAACCGAGCCAGACACATTGGTAGTACGAACAGTGTTCCGTAGTTTGGAACCCATACGCTGATAAGCCATGTGTACTTCTGTCTCGAACTGCTTGATAAAGGCTTGGTCAATAGTATTAGCCATTTTTCAGTCCTATTATGAAGTTACAGTTGCCAACGGGTGTCCGCTTTTCTACGTCAACAAGGGTATCCTCTCGGGCCTTTCAGTGTATTACGGGCCGTAATGGCCCATCGTAAACACTTTTTCCGTTTGGATTGCAACGCACAAATTCAACATATTTATTATTGTTGTCTTCTATGACACCAACAGGCTCAAAGCCCAGCCAGATTGCCCAGTCTATCATAAACTCATAATCAGATAGCAGTGTCATAGTTAGCATGTGCTGTGTCTTGTCAAAGAAATCTATTAGAAATCTTGATCCTCGAACCGCTGCAACAGTATGTTCCTTTACTTTATTAGAAAACATAGCAAACATCTGAGGGATTTCTTGGTCTTCATTGTACCAAAGACCACCAATGGCTAAGAACGATTCGCCTTCTTTTCTAGCAAGATAACATTCAGAAGTTTCATACATCTCACGCATAGCTTGATGAAAGTCATTATGCCCAAGTAAAACTAGCTCTCGTTTGTTTTCTTGAGTAAGACCTTCAACCACTTCATCAATGTGATCTAAGGTAAAAGGGGTCAGATAATACTGGCCCCTTTGAATTATTTTAACCTCTGTAAAGTTGTTGGAAGCCATCTTCGACCTGCTTGACAAAGTGCGGATCGCGCTTCGCGGGGTTAAAGTATCGCTCATCTTGCATCATCTCCCTAAGTGATTGCTCTGTTACACCACTTGTAGGCTGTGCATCCCCAGCAAATGATCCATCTTTCATAGCCTCCATTACAGCTTCTATTGCAATAATGCCCTCATGGCTTTCGCACATACGCTCAATTGCTGGTATAGTATCGCTTGGAAAGAACTTATTAGCAAACATAGATGCAGCTTGAATGCGATCATTTGCATTATCGCCTAGCTTTGCGGCTTCAGCCTCTATGTCTGGCTGCGATCCATTAATAGCTTCGGCATACATTTCAATGCCCTTTTGAAACTCTTCTTGACTATAACCATTTTCAAATGAATGCTCAGACCACCACTTAAGAAGTTCGTTATCAACAGCCATTTCATCGTCAACAATGTCTGGCAATTGATAGTCGCCAGCAGTTTCGGGCCTGTCACTGAAAGCTTCTGATTGTATTTCTTCTAAGAGTTTATTGCGTATATCTTCCTCTTTGCTTCCCAGCTTTGACTCAAGTTCTTTATACGCTTTGGCTAGATCCTCGCCTGTGCTGTACTTCTCAGGTAGCCACTCTGGGCGCTCTGGCGCTTCTGCTTGCTGAACATCAGCCTCAGTTACAAAGTCACGACCATCAGCTTGTGCTGCTTCTACTGCTGCTTCTTCACTCATTTATTCTTACTCCTATGTGAATGTGCAATGCGCTGTTCTATTAGGCCAACAATATAACGCTGGCCCTCTAAGTGTCGCAGTTCTTCTGTAGTCACATTAGGGCCATTTACCATCTCTATAGTAATAGAGCGCAAATAGCGTAAGACCTCTTTGCCCGTAGGGGTTTTAAAGATCTCTGCAATGTTATGGCTTACCTCGACATCCCTGTCCGATGCTCGCTGTATTCCGTCAATTCCAATATTAACCTTGTTCGGCAACCATCTGTCCTTGCTGTTGTTGCGCCATTTGCTGCGCTAATGCAGCTATTTGTCTACGCTGTTCTTCATCACGAATCAAGCTTTCTGGCACACCAAATTTCTTAGCAAGGTGAATTGCTGTTTGTTCACTGTCAATTAGAAGCTGCAACATCTCAGGCCCAAAGGAACCACCAACTAATTCAAGGAACCTAGCAACACTAGAAATATCCTGATTAGCTTGCGCTTGAGCAAGCGGAGATACAGAACGTACTT